TTTGTCTGGTTTGGACGCAACAGAAATCTGTGAAATTCTTCACGAGAAGTGTAAGTTTCACGACTGGACTTACATGATGTCGGATGACAGCCGTGCGTATCATGCTGGTCTTGCGGAAGCAGACGAGATCGAATACATCCGTGGTGTTCTTGACGCTATGGGGTTTAAGATGACTGCCAAAACCATCATCGAAGGATGGAAACCAAACAGTTTAAAAAAAGAAGGATACTTAGTATGAGTGAATTAACAACCAACCCTAAAGCATACCTGAACGGTTCCTTCGTCAACTTTGAACGCAACGGTAAACGTGCTACGGGCTTCGTTTCGGAAGTCTTTGACGAAGGTTTTGCTGTGGACATGGTAGTCCACGACGACAAGGGTTTTCCTGGTCATAACACGGACTACACCGTGTTCGTAAAAACGGATGAGGCATTTCGATGAAGAAAATAAACGGGTTGATGTCTGGTATTGAAAAATCATTCGATGAACAAGAAAAAAAGTTTAATCGTCTTGAGCTGGCGGTCTTCGGTTTGTATATCCTCAACGTTAGTATTGTTGCCGCATCAATTTTTTTAGGAGTCTTTGAATGAGTTTTGCTAGAATGCAGGAGGCACTTCGTGCCGAAGGTTGGTTCGTTGAGTGGAACATGCCGTGTTGCCAGTCGTGCGCGTGGGGTGAAGTCGAGCACACTGATATGACCAAAGTGTTATTCAATCATTCTCAAGACTGTGAAGTCGCTGACACGAGTGATAAAGATTGCGAATACTGTGACGGTACAGGTTTCGACGATGAAGACGATGTTCATTGTGGACATTGTGAAGGTGAGGGTTTCGTTTCATGTGACTTCGAGGACCTCGACTATGAACCCGACACCAGTGTGGGTGGGTTTGTTTGTATGCCTCCTACCGAGTGTGACGGATCACTGTTCTGTTTTGATGGTAGCGATGAAGGCGTGTTGAATTTAAAATTAATTTCGCCCATAATAGAACAATGTGGTTGTAAAATTGAGTGGGACGAAACAGGCAATACAAGACCCTATGTCAGTTGGAATTAATTAAGGACAAATAAGTGATTAAGATAAGAGAAGTTTTTCGTGATGAAGTAATTGACGAGTTCATGCGTCAAGAACTTGATGACGTGATCGAATATTGTTTGGACGATAAAGCGCCCAAAGATTGGCACGATGACGCGCTGATACGTTCGATTCATGTAGTAAGAGCATATTACAGTGTACCTGGAACTTACATGGAAGGAGCATATGATGCTGAAGAGAGATAGTGAAGTAAGTTTAGTAGGTATGACAACCCCTAGTGCGTCTACAGGATGCCATACCGCTGCAGAGTTAGTAGCATATGCTGCTCGGGTTAGCAATCCGGCTAACCAAAATAATACTAAGACAGCAAAGAAACTGTTAAAGTATTTAATTAAAGAGAACCACTGGTCGCCTTTCGAAATGGTTTCGATTACGATGGAGATTGTTACGACTCGAGATATCAGCAGACAGATTCTTCGGCATCGTTCGTTCTCTTTTCAAGAATTCTCTCAACGTTATGCAGTAAGCGAGTCGTTTGTAACTAATCGTGAAGCGAGAAAACAACATCCGACTAATCGACAGTTGAGCCAGAAAGATACAAATCCAGAAATTCAACGTAAAGCCCAAGAAGTGTTTTCTGAAATGCAAGGAGAAGTCTCTCGAGTCGCTAAGGACTATTATGAGATGGCGCTAAATACCGGTATCGCTAAAGAACAGGCGCGTGCTCTGCTTCCAGAAGGCCTGACAGAAACAACCTTGTATATGTCAGGTACCTTACGCTCTTGGGTTCACTACTGTGAGTTACGCCGAGGACACGGAACGCAAGCAGAACATATGGAAATTGCAGATAAATGTTGGGAGATAATTGGAGTTCATTTTCCTGATGTAGTTTCTGCTCTAGAACCTACTGATGACTGATTATCCAGAAGGTGTTTATGGTTGGGTTTTTAATTACGATGAGGTAGAATATAAACTCCGTTGTAAACAAAAGATGTATTGGAAAACGTATAAGTTTAAAGCTACTGATGTGCAGCTTGTAGATAAATCTACAGACAAAGAAATGAAACAGACTATCGCTGATAGTCTTAATGAGGAGTTGCGATGAACATATTTGATCTTGATCAAGATCCTAAAAAATGCGCAGAAAGTCATAATGATTCTCATGTTGTTAAAATGTGCACCGAATATGCTCAACTAATGTCTACGGCGCATCGTGTTCTCGACGGAACCCCTTGGTATGGAAAGTCTGCAACAGGTAGAAAAATTAAAAGGTATTACCTAGAGAATCCTCTTTTCAATATGAACCTCTACCTTGCTTGTCATATTAACCATCCTTCTAATATCTGGCTACGTCAAAGCAAAGATAACTACCAGTGGCTATACACAATGTGGTCTTTTTTGCTTAAAGAGTATACGTATCGATATGACAAGGAACATGGCGCGGGCAAGTTGCATAGTTTTCTGTTCTGGGTTCCTAACAATATTCCTACAGACATTGGCTTAACGCCTGTTACTCCTGCAGTGGGAAACTTTTCCACATGCATTGTCAAAAACGATTCTGTAGAATCTTACAGAAATTATTATTGGGAAGCCAAGCGTAATCTGGCAAAGTGGAAACGAAGGAGCCCACCAGATTGGTGGATTCAAAGAGAGCAAGTAGAATATAACCTAATTGAGAAAACTTTATTTCAGGAGCCCGTGCATTGAACGGTAAAGGAAGCAAACCAAGACCTCTGAGCGTTAAGCAAAATGCATTTGATGCGCAATGGGATCTTATTTTTGGGGGAAAAAATATGAAATACCATGAGCATAAGAGTCAGGTCAACATCAATGAAGTAATATCTAAACATTGGTCAGACAACGGCAAGAAAGAAGCTATTGTACAGAAGAGTGTGGTAGGGTATTCTGTTGAATTGTTTGAACAATCAAGGTATATTAGAACAGTTGAGTGCTTTGACAAGTCGCTTAGTTATGCTGAAGATGTCGCCGAAAATTTTTGTTTGGGAATATTATCGTGAAAATTGTTGTTGCTGGTTATGGTGCCGTTGGGCAGGCAGTTGAATATGTCTTGCAAAAGAGAGACGATTTGCAGGTTTTTGTAGATGATCCTGCAAAGGGACACAACTATATACCGAATCCTAATCTATCTCCCGTTGATGCTGTTGTCGTTTGCGTTGCCACGCCTATGCGCGAAAACGGTTCTTGTAATACTGATCATGTCGAAGAAGTGTTTAATAAGTACGGTAGTGTGAAGTATTTAATTAAATCAGCTGTCGATCCTGTTTGGATAGATTGGGAAGCGGGGGTTCGTGACGGTAGTTATACTTACTCGCCTGAGTTTTTGGGTAGTTCGAACGTCAATCGAAATACATTAGAAGAATTTGAGTTTCAAACATATGCAATCTATGGTGGAGACGATTGTCGATTTTGGGATGAACTGTTACGGCCAGTATTACCAAGTTTGTGCGATGTTAAGTATTGTTCTTTGCAACAGGCATCCTTTGCTAAGTATGTTGAGAATACCTTTTTAGCAACTAAGGTGACCTTCTTTAACGAGATGTATAAAATCTATAAAGACATTGGATTCGAAGGGTTTGACCAAATGGTAGATGCTATTACTGTTGACCCTAGAATTGGAAAGTCTCACACTCAGGTTCCTGGGCCGGATGGTAAATTTGGATATGGGGGCCATTGTTTACCAAAGGATATCGCGGCATTGAGGTATATTGCTGTTGGTTCACCACTATTAGACGCTGTCGTAGATTGTAATGAGGAGTATAGAAATGAAAATTAATGATATAGTAACCGTTGTAGCTGTAACAGGCGCAGAGTACGTAGGTAAATTTAAGAAAGAAACTGATGACACTTTTGTCATAGGAGATCCACATATCGTTTCTCCTGTTAACGAAACCATTCAGTTTATGCCCACCGTAGCCATGACGGGTATGCCCAGCATTGGTGAAGTAACCTTTCAGAAATCAGGAGTTATTCTTTTGGTGCCCACTGCTAAAGAAGTCGCGAACGAATATACGAAGTCGATAAGCGGGATTATTCTATAGGTTATGACAGGTAGATATCTTGAAGAACATCTTCGAACTGTTCTACCTTCTCAAGCCTATTTGGCCATTTAATATATTCTTTTTCAGGATTAGTTTTAAGGTTTGCTAGAAGAGGTTGAATCGCATTGTACAAATCGTCTAATTTTTTCTGTAACTGTTCTGCTGTATCAGTTACAGATTTGACCTCTTGCGCAACGTCAAGTTCGTCTTCGTTTACCGCTGTAAACCCAAAATCGAATAATTCTTTAGTAGCCATAATTTTACCTAGGAGTAAGTTGTAATGAACCTTGATGGTCTAATATTGAACAAAAGTAAATTCACCAAGATGATAGAGAAAACAGTACAATCAAAAGGCTTGTCCTATCTTGACACTGTTGTCTATCTTTGTGAACAAAATAACATCGATATCGATGATGTCCGCAAGTTTATCTCGCAGGTCATCAAAGATAAAATCGAGGTTGAGGCTCAAAGCCTGAATTTCATACCGAAGGGTAATACTCTTCCGTTTGAATAGTTACTCATAATCGAGTAATATATATAGTTCTACATAATGATGTACTTGTGGATAAAAAAATACAAAACATACAAATAAAATACGAGGTAATAATATGTCTTTTGACACTCTTAAGCGCAACCGCGCAAATTCAATCACGAAACTAGTTAATGCTGCTTCTGGCCAAAACGCTGGTCCAGAGAAGAAGTCCTATGTGGACGAACGTATCTGGAAGCCGACAGTTGACAAAGCCGGCAATGGCTATGCGGTATTAAGGTTTCTTCCTGCTGCCGAAGGTACTGACCTCCCGTGGGTTCGTTACTGGGATCATGGTTTCAAAGGTCCAACTGGGCAATGGTACATTGAGAAGTCTTTGACCTCTATTGGTCAGAACGATCCTGTATCAGAAGCTAACAGCAAGCTCTGGAACTCTGGTAACGAGCGAGACAAAGAGATTGTTCGTGAACGTAAGCGTCGATTGCACTATGTTGCAAATGTTCTTGTCGAGAGCGATTCTGCTAATCCTGAGACTGAAGGACAGGTAAAACTGTTTGTCTTTGGTAAGAAGATCTTTGACAAGATTATGGATGTTATGCAACCACAGTTTGCTGACGAAGATCCTGTCAACCCATTTGACTTCTGGGAAGGTGCTTCTTTCAAATTGAAGATTCGTAATGTTGAGGGATACCGAAACTACGATAAGTCTGAGTTTGCTTCTTCGAAACCTCTTTCGGACGACGATGACGTCTTAGAACAGATCTATTCGAAGCTGCATGATCTTAACGAGTATTCTGATCCAGACAACTACAAGAGCTATAACGAGCTACAAGAGCGATTGAATATGGTCCTTGGTGTTACTGCTGCTGCTGAACGAAACTTTACTTCAGTAACCGAGACAGCTGCAGCGCCAGCTCCTAAGACGGCTTCTGAACCGGAGATTACGGTGACCGCCGAAGACGAAGATGACACTATGTCATACTTTGCAAAGTTAGCTGCAGAAGATTAAAACGTTTCTCTGCTTCGATTTTTTAACGGGTTGGGGTCCCTTACGGGACCACTGCTTGCTGTAACGTTTGTTGTGCTGTTGTTAACATTAGTGTTATTTGACTGCGGCGCAATGTTTACATTAGCAGTTTGAGAATGCCCTTTAAAGGCATTCTTTTCCGCCTCCGTTAATTCTCCTGTTAACTCTGCTCTACGCGCTTCTGCGGCAGTTACCCTTCCTGATCGCGTAGGATCGCCATAATCGATGACTGTCTTTGGATCATAATCATCGTCTCCTGCAGACTCTTCTGAAGAGTCTGATCCAAACCCAAGCGCTGATAACCCCTTTTTGGTTAGGTCGCCAAGACCATTAAAAAGCTTGGACGGCAATTCAGAAAACCAATCTACGATTCCTTGGTACATTTCTTGTATTTTTATGATCGGGGCCATCATTTTGTCTGGCAATGTAGAAAGCCAATCTACGATTCCTTGGTACATTTCTTGTATTTCTGTAACTATACCAATGTCTTCGCCGGTCGTGAAGAAATGAAAGAGGTCCGCTAAACCTTTCGCGATTGATTTTATTTTTTCAAAAACGGTATCTATCACAGTAGAAACCATTTCTTTAGCTTCCTCGCTTTCCGGTCCCATAAACCAGTCAATCCCGTTTGCGATCATATCGGTCATCGGTTTCAGGAATTCACCAATTCCTTTAAGAAGATCTTCCCACATTTTAGCAACATCGACTTTCTCTAGATATGCTGCTGCTTCATTTGCTCCAAATTTCCGAGCCAACCAAGCAGCCAAATCTACGACGAACTGACTAGGTACTGCAATTAACCACTTAAACAGTTTCTGGATAGCACCGCCAAGTCCCGCGACTACCTTTTCTCCAAACGTACCTTCTGTTGATTCAAAATCTTCCATAAACCCCTTAATAAGCGCAATAACTGCAGTCACAGGAAGAGCAATACGCTTTATGAAGTTCAATAGCCTTGTACCAAATAACATCATTGAAGCTTTGAACGCTATGAAGCTCGCTACAATACCATCAAAGAGAAAGCCAGCATCATCTTTATCGCCCGAATTTTTGGCACCCGACGTCTTGCCCTGTACGCCACCTTTATCTTCTGGGTCTAATCCTTTTAAACTAGCAAGGGCTTGGTTCTGCATAAACTCTTCGAAGTTATTATTGAGCATGGCGACACTATTCGCGATTACTTCTAGTATCTTTATCTGATCGCGAAGCAAAGAGCTTTGTATGCCCTTGCCTTTGGTCGCATTTCGGTCTTCAGCGCCTTCTTCGTTGATCGTCTTAAGACGATCTGTGACCTGCTGCATGTAACTAATTTCTTTTTCTTCAGCCACTAGCGTGTTTCCTTCGTTCGTTTTCTTCTTTAATCTTATTAATTAACATATTTACGTAAACTTCCCTCTCCCAAGGCATCATATTATCTAACTCTTCAAGTGTAAACCTATCTTGGTAAATTAACTCAAAGTTAAGCTTATAATGATTTACCAGATTATCATGAGAGAGGCATATTAAAAAAAACTATTTAGACCCTCTATCTTTTGCGAATTTGGTTTTTCGCAACCAGAACATTTAAACTTGGCAGCATATTCTAACTTTGGCATAGTTTCCATAAATTCCATAATATTTTTAAACTGTTCCGATGTCATTTGTTCTATGAAATCTAAAATCTCTTTTTTCGAGACTTCATTCACATCAATCCTTTCTTCGCCATGATGGATTGCTTTAATACATTCTGCTGCAAGAGAGAACCCAGTCTCTGTTGAATTGATGTTTTGTAAATCATATTCTAGAAGATTAACAAAGGGCGGATAGCGCAATTCAATAGTGATTTCGTTAGTCAACTTTGCCATGTTTTTAACCTTTGGCATTTTTACTTCTAGGCTGTCAAGATTTATCGTAATCTCATTGTTTGTTTCGCAGTTTTGACAAGCCATAAAAATCTGTGCTGTTTCTCCGGAGGACTTCGCTCGAATCTTGGTAAACATATATTCAATATCAAATGTCGTCAGATTTTCTCTATCGATGTTTTCATCACAACACGCTTCAATCGTGTCCGCGATTGCACTCATGGTTGCTGAAGCATCTTTAGTTTCTGCAGCCATCATTAGTACTTTTTCTTCTTTCACCAAATAGGGACGAAATCTAACTCTCTTCTGAGTAGAAGGTATCTTCAATGCATATTTCGGTGAGTCGTTTAACTTAGGTAACGCCATAATATTCTCCAGTAATAAAACTAATTTCCCAATCCAAATTTATCTAGTACGTTTGACAGAACTCCACCCAAAGGATTGTTCGGGGGCGAGAACGATTCTGCTTTCCAATCTTTATATGTAAAGCTTACAGTTATTTCTAGAACTTGGTCTGTGGCATCATCCGACAATTCTATCGCGGTAATAGAAGTCGGATAAGCATCAATCAAAGTGCATTCATATACAATAGCATCCGCCGTTAACTTGTTAAAATCTAATTTTCCGCTGGCAAGATTCAGAGGACCCAAAGAAGGCAATCGATTTCTAATTTCACTTGGTATTGAAGACTTTACTTCAAATAGTTGTCTGTTCAGAAAACCAAGCCCAAACGATTTTCTTAATAATGAAATGGTAATGTCTTTTGCGTAATCTCTGTAATACCCCACTTCATAGCTGTTATGGTCTACAATCTGATTCTGCCATGTATCAAAGTAATCTTTCACGTAAGGATTATTAAGCATTCGAAACGTCATTGTTATATCTTGAGAAGCAAACCCGTTCACTATATTGGCCGTGGTTAATCCGATTTGTCTAGCAGTCACATTTAATTGTCGGGCAGGCAGCTGTAGTCCTTTACACAATAGGTTTAAATCCTTTGTATTTGCCCTTGGGTCTATTGGCGGCAGTCTTACTTTGAATAGATTTCCTCTAGCGAACCCATTCCCAGCGGACACAGCACTTTTTATATCTTCAATACTGTATGACATTATATCTTTTTCCTTGAATCCGAATAGACTTTATTTTTATTTGCTCCTTCCCATTGAGCAGTGGGTAAAAACACAGCAATCTCATACTCTGGGGCGCTTACTTTAGCGAACTGACTTCTAACCTGCGAATTCAGATAATGTTTAAAACAAGGAGCAAAGTATTTCATCTTAGAAGCTCTCTTGAGCATTTTATACGACAGATTAAATTTGGTTGATTCGTCATATCTAGAATTATTGGTTATATCTAACAAGGAATCCAAGAATTTTGCTCTCAACACCGGCGGAAGGTAATGCAAGTTTAAACCATAGAAACCGCCTTCAGCCGGTCCTGCGACAATTGTTAATGGAAATTTGTCATAGTAAGGTAATGTATCTTTATTCTTTGCTTCATAAAAATACATGTACATATGTCCAACAATTTCGCTACCAGTTTTCTTAATAGGGTCTTCGTTCATAAGAGCTTTCCGGTCGATTCTACGAAGGTCGGCTGCTTTTTTCTGAAACCACGCTCTAGACTCTCGGGTGCGAGGAGTTATACCGGCGCGAAACGCTTGTAATTCTAATTTATTAAATAGGCTTGACATAAGACTTATTTATGCTGATTGAATCTAATAATAAAAACCTTTTTCACTTTTTCTTTTTCCTTGAGTATTTGGGCATAGGTTTTATTTTCTTAAATGGTTTTGGTAAAATCCCCATAAGCCGCAGTTCTATTTCGGTCCAAATCTCGAAACTCCATTTTCGGTCTTTACAGTACTGTGTGGCGGCTTCCCATTTGTTTTGATTTTTAACGTAAGTGAATCCCTCAGTAATGTATTTTTTTGTCCTAGTCGGGCCTTTAGGTGGCAATGTTTCTTTATGCGGTTTGACTTCAATCAGCGAAGTCTGCCCGCTTTTCCAAGTTACGACAAAGTCTGGAAAGTAACGATGAATCCTTTTGTCTGCCTCATATAAGTAAGGAATAATAATTTCTTCACTTGACCATTGTATTATATCAGAGCTGTTGTCGAAGAATTGCATGCAATTTTTCTCCCAACCACTTCGATACACAACGTTGGTAAAATCACCTTTATATTTGCTGGTGTTTTTTACTTTGTATTTTCCTTTATAAGTCTGCATAGAATGGCTATAAATAGTTTAATAGTATTTATTTGGATTTTAAAATGTCGCAAGAAAGCGTAGAGATATCAAAACCAGATATTTCGAAAAAAACACAAGGGCAATCTACTGAAGTAGTTATAAAAACTCCGCAGAAGTATCGTTTTCCTTTGCGCGATCAAGACGACTATAAAGGGAAAGTAACATTCAAAGTTATTGAGGTTGAAGGAATCACTCCTTCTATTTTTAAATCATTAGAAAATTTAGACACCTCTGATATAATTAATAGGTTCACTGGTCTATTCTCTTCCGAAGAAGAAACGCCAACGAAAGAAGAAGCTAAAGAAGGCCGAGACGCTTTAGAAGGTAAAAATAATACAACTCAATCATATGAAAACGTTGAAGCACAAAAAACATATGGTGATGTAGTAACATTATATCTTCCTGGATCCTTTGCTATCAGAGACGCAGTTACTTACGATAACGTCAACCTCGGAATGATCGGCGGCGCAGTTGAAGCAGTGGGACAGGCAGGAGGTTCAATCGCACAAGGTGTGGGCGCTGCTGCAAAAGGCGGAGTCGAAAGCTTCATTGACGCGTTTCGAGGCGGTGCAGGTGCAGATGCAGCTAGTGTTGCTATTAGCAAAGTTGCGTCTATGGGGGGCGCTGGCGTTGGTGGAGCAGTACAATCTCTCACAAGAACAACAGTAAATCCAAACACTAGGTCGATATTCTCAAGCGTTCCGATGAGAGAGTTTCCATTTACATTTAAACTTCTCGCGTCATCTCCTCAAGAAGCAGAAGAAATAAAGAAGATTGTTAAGACGTTTCGAAGAGAATTATATCCAGGAACTATTTCGGCACCATTACCTGGAGAACTGGGAGTTTCTATCCCAATTGGGTATAGAATGCCGAACTTATTTGAAATTAAAATGACCTATGACGAAAAGCCAATTTATACCGGAATACAAGACGCTTACCTCCGAGACGTTCTCGTCTCATATAACCAAAACGGTGCGGCGTTTCATAATGTTAAAGGAAAGGTGGCGCCAGTTGAGGTTGAAATAACGTTGTCGTTTATTGAAGCAAGAACAATGACTAGAGAACTTATTGAGGAAGGATTTTAATGGCGTATTTTAAGAACTTTCCGATAATAAAATATAAATTCGGTAACAACGAAGAAAGCGTATTTTACAAAGATGCTAGTGTGTATGTTGATCTTATCGATCAAGTAGCAGATAATGTTTCGTATTACGCAAGCTTTAATATCCTCGATGGAGAAAGACCGGACACGCTGTCATATAAATTATATGGTACCTCTGACTACTATTGGACTTTCTTTTTGCTCAATGAAAAGTTAAGAGAGTCTGGCTGGCCTTTATCTCATGGAAAGGTTTATGAATTTGTTGAAGAAGCATATTCAAATTATGCTATTCAGTTAGACGGCGCGGGATCTTTAAACACAGGCGGAATCGTCAAAAATTATCTTGCTTCTGATACAGTGCTCGCACAAACGTTTCCTATAGGAGGCAATGTTTTGTTGAATGATATTTCTGCTAATGTAGCAAATGCGAAAATTGTTAGTAAAAATTTAGATATCGGTCAAATGATTCTTCGCTTTGTTAGTGGAGACGTGACAGTTATGACGAACATCAATGAAATTACATACAATGATGGCGTTAATATTTTTTCAGCAGGGGCGTCGTACGGTACCAATTTTTTTAACAATGTTGTGGAATATAACTCTCCGGCTTACTATACGAATTCTTTGGAAGCGCGGGTAGACATAGACCCGTATGATATAGCAACATCAACTGGGCCGCTTATTCCGATCACCTATCAAGAGAAACTCATTAGCTATAATGATGACCTGAAGATAATTAAGATACTTAAACAAGACGCTATTTCTAATATTGTTTCTGAATTTAATAGACTGGTGAAAGGATAAAATGGCTGACGCCCCAAACAATCAAAAATTCACCTTATCTGAAGCGATTATTTCTTCAGATAGATTTGGCTCTGATGATGAGATCGAATGTGCTCGGCTTATTTACGAATTAACTCTTTTCGAATCATTAGACAATCCTTACGTGTCTGGTATGGTCGCATTAGTCGACGATAAAAGTATATTCGGATCAATCAACTTTTCAGGTACAGAAAGGATCACTATTCGAATACAGCCAATATCAGGTGGCGAAACTTTTATCGACAAAACATTTATTATGATCAAAATGGCAGAGACTGTTCGAGGGTCAAATGATGCTGATGTCATTCTGTTTAATCTCTTAGAACCACATGCTTATTTTAATTCTCTAAGAACATTGTCCCGAGCATATACTGGTTCTATAGAAACAATTGTCTCTCAAATATTAAATGGCGAGCTCAAGAAAAAAGTCGACGTTTCATATCTGACAAAAGAAACAACCGCACAAGGTGTTCGTAAGTTCATTGTTCCTTATATGACTCCGTTAGACGCTTGCAGAATGTTAATTGATCGAGCTACCACAACAAACGGTTCTCCTACATTTTTATACTCGTCAGTCTATGATAACAATATTCGTATGGGCGACCTTGACAAAATGCTTCAACAACCTGCGTTTAATGAAGAATCGCCGTTTGTTTTTTCTCAGGCAAAAAGCAATGCTTCTAGTCCTACTGACGAATTTACAAAATCAACAACAGTCAAAGAGTATGTACGTAAAGATCAAGAAGACACTTTAGATCAAATTATGGCTGGCGGCGTTGGCGCGTTCTATACTAATACAGACATTGGTACTGGAATTTCTTTTCGCTCCCATGTCTCGATTAAGAAAAATATAGAAACATTAAAAAATGCAGGTGTTCTGAAAAAAGACGCCCAACAGGTTATATTTGACGAGTCTTTAAAATATCTAGACAGAAATGCTGACGAATACAATGCTCAGTTTTTTCATCAGGTAAATTCATCACTAACCTATAATCAAATTAAAAGTTATCATGACGCCGCTTCTGGTGAAGACTTCTTACTTAAGATTAAAAAACACCAGATTGAACAAGCGTTATATAAGAATGTGATTAAGTTTTCGATTCCAGGAACTGCTTTTTTTATGGCCAAAGCAACCGTTGGTGACATTTGTAGGTTTAGAGTATTAAAAAACATATCTCAGGATAAAGAAAATCCAAAAGACCTATTTGACGAAAAGGGTTCTGGTGATTTCCTCGTCCACTCATTACGACACACATTTAGACAAACAGACCATAATGTTTCGATGGAAGTTTGTAGGTTGAATCGACGTAAGGTGATATAGTGGATAACGCAATACCAAGAAAATATTATGGTGACGATATCCGTTGGTTCATTGGAGTCGTAGTTAACGCAACGCCTCCTCCTATTCTACAGGGTAGAGTTAAAGTGCGAATTCACGGTGTACACAATCCTTCGACAGGAGAAATACAAGAAAGTGATTTGCCTTGGGCACAGGTGTTAATCCCTACAACAGAAGGAGGAGTCTCTGGTATTGGGGCTGTTCCAGGAATACTTCCTGGAGCTTCTGTTTTTGGTTATTTCTTAGACGGAAAATCATCACAACTGCCCGTTATATTGGGATCGTTTCCAAGAATAGAATTCCCTAATGCAGTGCAAAAACGAGTAAATTCTGCTAATCAATCAGAAGATGAATTAGAATACGATCAAGAAAGAGAACAAAACTTTATTGAATCGTCAGTAATGATTGATGATGAGTTTCAAAAGGGAAATGTTTCTCGAAGAAGAAGCCAAGCTATAAAATTTTTCATAGACAACGGGTATCGCCCAATACACGCCGCAGCTTTGGCTGGTATTATTGAAGCGGTTTCGGGTTTCGCTATCTACGAGATTGACTCTAAAGAAAATGAACAAGGGTTGATAAAGTGGTCACAAAACGAAGGTAATCGGTTTAAAGGTCTAATAGAGTTTTCTAAAAATTATCAGAAAACAAAAAGCTGGAAATCTTATTCAATTCAGCTTCAATTTATTTTATATGAATTGCGCAATACTCAGAATAGAGCTAATGTCAAACTTCTACAAACAACTTCTATAGAAAAAGCGGTAGAGGCAATTGCTAAATATTACAGTAAAAACTCTACAAACACAAACGAAGCAGTAAAGTTTGCAGAGAGAGCTTATGATGGGGCGTTAGAATGACAGCAAGTAAAGAACAGGTCAAAGATCAAATAACCGGTCTTGCAAATAAAATCAGTTATGATGGCGTTAACGCTCAAGCAAAGACTGCGACGGCACAAAAGAAAAACGCGGTTCAAACTGCTGTTGGTAATAAAGTCGGTGAGGTCAAAGGTGGGGTGCAGAGTATCAGCGCGAAAGCTGAAGATGTTTCTAATAAACTGAACAGCGCACCAGTTGAAGGTTTGGTGACAGACGGTGTATCGTCTATCAAAGGTTCAATAGATGATACTCTTTCTGCAGAGACTAATATATTATCTTCTACTTTTGGAACCAAATTAGAACTGACTTGGACAGATCCGGACGAAGATGGTAATGTAAGAGTTAGAAGTAGTTCTTTGGTTGCAGACACCAATTCGTCTCTGAGTTCACTTATAACTTCCATATCTGGTCTTGGCGCTGGCAAGCCAGACCTTTCAGGGTTTGCTCAAGAAATAGTTACAAACGCTTCACCAGAAGGGCTTGTAAGTTCGCTTAATAATATCAAAGGAACAGTTGCAGGGTTTCCTGACTTAGCAACTGTTAATGCGCTTTCACAAAAAGCAAACGACACAGTTTCAGCTATAACAGCAAAAATAAATGCTGCTACTGAATTTGTTAATGCTCCAAATGTAAACTCAGGAGACTCTGCTGGTAATTTTACCTACGCATTTCCAAATGATTCTGCAGACGTTAACATAACAAATGTGACCATGCAACAGACTTATGATGGGTTTACTTTAGAAACAGGGCGCGCCGTTACTGACGCTCAGACTTTAGTAGACAAAGCGATTAGCATCGACGAAAATGCGCTTAAAACAGATTTATCGGGCCTTAAAGATAACATAGTCTCGGGCGCGTCAATTTTCTCTGATTTACAAACAGTCGTGAGCGCAGTGACCGATGTAGGCCAAAAAGGATTAGATTATATCGTTTCCGCCCTACAAGCCATTTCGCCTTCTTCTAACGGCTTGATACAAGGATTTGTTACAGACCTCAATCAAGAAGCACAAAATTTACAAAAAGATTATCCTGAATTGACAGACGAAGAGGCCAAAAAGGTTGTTGAACTTTCTCAAGGAAATAAATCTGATCAAGATAAAGCGACAGAAATTGTTCAAAATAAAACAAAACAACCACCAAACGCCGTTCGAGCTAGACTGTTAAAAGTCAACACGACAATTGCAGGAACAACTGTTGTTGATAATGAAAATTCGGCGTTTACCAATCCGTTTTCTTTTGAAAGAAATGATTGGAACGACGGGCAAGGTAGTCAGAGTTTCTCTTATATAAACACCGTTGAAGAACTAGAAGCAGAGTTGAGAACCTCTACAAGAGACATTACAGAGGTTGTAGTGCATTGGACAGAAACGTTTACCAATAAAAACATTGGTTCAGAAGAAATTAACTCAACTCACATTGGTTTAGGAATAAAGGGCATTGGTTATCATTATGTGATTCGTAGGGATGGTTCTTTGCAAAGGGGTCGACCCCTTTCGAATCAAGGAGAGCATTCTTCTGTAAACGATCATGACGAGTTTTCAATAGGACTGGTGTTTGTTGGCGGTTTTAATTGTTCTTCTGGAACGCCTAATCCTGAATCGTTTTTGTCTTCACAATCATTGACCCGCGCGCAGATGACTACTTTCGAACAATTCTGTCGAGCATTCTATAAGAAATATCCTGGAGGTCAAGTCCTTGGCCATAATGACATTGACTCAACGGAGCTAGATCCAGGGTTTGATGTTATTGATTACTGCAAAGATGTTTTTGGTAAAGAGTCTATATTTTCAGATCCAACGTCTCAAGGACCCTTTAAACCGAGCGACTTAGTCAAACAAAAGGTGGTATTATGACAACTCGGGTAGACAATCTAGAAAAGAGAGAAGAAAAATTTGGTAAAGCTCGAGAATTAACCGAAGGTGTATCAAGAGACGGTTTTGTTGACGCGACAGGAGAGTACTCAAAAAGAGATTACTTCTATGGCAACTCAATCAATAAAGCAGCCAAAGGCGAGCAGATCAATAGCCTATTTGCTGGTGGCGGAGACTATGGCGTCTCTACAGAATTTCAGGATCAGAAACCTTCAGAATACCCTCACAATAAAGTGTCAGAAACAACTTCTGGTCATATCTGGGAAATAGATGACACTCCTGGAGGTGAACGAATACTTCTTAAGCATCGTTCTGGCGCGGGAATAGAACTTCGTTCAGACGGTTCTGTTCTATTCTCTACTGTTAATAAAAAGGTAGAAGTCACCGGTGGCGATCACACTGTCATCGTTGAAGGCGAAGGCAATCTTGTGTACAAAGGCAATCTTAATGTTCGTGTTACTGGCGACTATAATTTGTCAGTTGACGGTAACATAAACATTAAAACTGCAGGCAACAAAAAAGAAGAAATTAATGGCAACCATATTAAAACGGTTGATCAGAACCAGAACTATGTTGTCAAAGGGTCAAGGAACTCGCAAGTTGTTGCAACCAACACAGATACTATACTTGGGGACAACAACCTACTTGTAAAAGGTGAGCAAAAAAATCTTGTGGAAGGCCCTGCTAAATTTTTTGCTAGTGACATAAAACAAACCGCCAGCGGTGAATGGACGGTTTCTGCCAGCATAGCTAATCTTACTGCTATCGATATCTCCATGGTGGGATTAAAAGGAACCATTGGTGGCCAGCTGGTCGATCATTATGGTAAAATGTTTGGTGGTCCTCCTACTGGATTAGGTAATGGGGGTACAACTTTCTATGGTACTTTGGTCGGTAAAGCACAAGAAGCTATCACAGCAGATTTTGCTAACATGGCTGGTTATGCTCGAAGAGCTAGAACAGCGAGAGCAGAAAGGGGTTCTGCAGATGGCGCAACGGCCAGCGGGTTTAGAGGATACTATCCTACCTTTCAACCATTTGTTCCCGTGCCTCCGACAACAGTTATGCCCAACGCAGCAATTGTTTTACCGTGGCTTACTAAATCTGACTATGCAATTCGCGGTGTGAAAGTCGACACGACAATTGATGATCCAAATTCGTTACTGTCTAAAATTCTTAAAACAGACGATTATGATAATTTTTTCAACCGAGATCCAACCATACAAGAGATTAGATCTAAACTACGGTCCAAGAGCGCTTTTGAAAACACCAAGTTCACCGGAAACCTTGTAGCGTCTGGATTACTTAATTCTGAGTTTGCAAATATTGTTCCCAAGAAAAGCGGAAGGGCTGAAAAGAAAACACCTTCTTTACGGTTTGGAAACACAGTAATAGGTAATAATCCAGCAGAAACGTTAAGCAAGAGGTTTAGACCACAATGAGCACACCAATTTTATTTGGATCACCAAGAGCACAAAAGAATTACATCAGACCTCGATTTGAAGGATTAGCGCCAAGGACAACACCGATTGGATATAACAAAGACCAATCTGTAGAACGCGCCCCCATTCTTCCACCGCCACCACCGCCCATTGCAACTGGGTATACTGGTTGGTTTCAGAGGACCGTTGACGGTGTCAACAGCTTCTCCGAAGTATCAATTGAAAATTATATAGCAGCGAGCGACACCATGACAGCGAGTTCAATTAATGTGGCTCCACAAGCTCCACCTGGATTAGAACCAACATGGGAATCGACGTGGGTGGGCACCTTTTTTGGGACTTCTGCAGTGCAAAACGGTTCTAATACTCATGGATATCTCCATGTCCGGAGCACGGCCGAGCCGAACTTAAACTTATTTCAAATTCCGCAAATGACATTTTTTGCTTATGCAAATGCAACAACACAAAATAACTTGAATGATATAGGGCCAGGCAGTGCCACACAGAAACAAGTAGGAGTAAACGACAAGGCTAACGGTTATGGGTTGAGGATTATCGGAGCAGATAATCTAAATAATGCAATTTTTAATGTGACAAGGTTTCCATTTGCAAGTGATACCTTTACTAACAACGGTAGTGCTGTAGGACAGGTTGTTCCAGGCATAACAGATACAAGCCCAGACAACGTGAATGGCAGAAGAGACGCCATGGCTACTCAAGACTTAAACGCGGCTTTTTATGTTGGTGGAACGGGAGCACCTTTTGCTTCGATTATTCCTTTTACAGGAACTGTTATTAAATTTCCCTTTGCTAATTATGCTGAAGATACGCGCTTGACAGGATTAGACCCTTGGGGACCAAGTCCGTCAGAGGCTTTTCAGGGTACTGGTGTTTCTAGCACGACTCATGGTTATTCTCTTGGGGGAGTAGTGATTCCTGTTCCTACAACGAATACAGATGTCATGCAGAAATATCCTTTTACCGCAGAAGGTGATGTTGGTTCTAGTAACGTTGGAAATCTATCCATAGCGGTGAATAGAGGTCATGGTTCTGCAACAAACTCGACTGGATATCTCTCTGGCGGTTGGAGTATCGCGCCTCAGTCTACGCCTATACAAACAATACAAGCGTTTCCTTTTGCTAGTGATACTACAACTACAGGAGTAAGCAATATATTAAGGACTCATTCGGAATGGGGCAGAGGAACTTCAGAGGCGTAATATAATGATTATTTTACCAGACCCAGTATACAACCCTAACTTTCTTTCGTCTATCACGTCTTCGACAAAACTTGGTCCAGGAGTTACTCTTGCTAAGTTCCTTGGCGCTCCAGGTTCTCGGTTACAATTCGAACGCATCTCTGGCGACAGAAATCAAATTGCAAGAAATCTTTATCTGCAGACAGAGATAATAAGAGCAACAATTGATAACCTGCAATTTAACGATCATAGATTAATTGTTGCCGAAGGATTGTATGTTCCTTCCTTTAATGAGGCTGTGACTGAAAATGATATCAACAAAGACAAACAAACAGGGCGCGCTGTTGTCTATCAACTTATAGGTAAAAATGGCGAAATTGATCATGAGAAAACATTTGATTTAGCGCTTTATTGGAAAGATTATACTCACTACGATAAACTTGTTTTAGACTATGATACTTTTGATCCTTCTGGTAACCTCTCAAGTCAAATAATTCTCGTTGTTCCTTCTTGTCCCGAATCTTTTGATGTCAGTCCTCGCGGAGAAGTTGAAACAGTTTTTAATCAGAAACTTATGACTAGAAACGAATTGGTCGAATTTGGCATATAAATAACTTCCATGGCAAAAGTATTATCAACAGAAGATCAAGAGCTCTCGGGTAAGAGTATTACGACGACTCGAAATAGGGTTTATAAAGATATAGACCTTTCTTTAGCTAAAAATACTACTACTAACGATATCTTTAAAAAACAAGACGCTGCAGCAGTGAAACAAGCAGTAATGAATTTGATACAAACAGGTCGATTTGAGAAACCATTCAGACCTTCGTTTGGCGCCAACATTACAAATCAGTTGTTTGAATTATCCGCGAGCGAAACGGCAACAGACTTAGAATATCAAATAAAAACGTCAATAGAAAGGTTCGAGCCAAGAGCAAAGGTTCGAGAATTAATTGTTAATAGTAATCCAGACCGAAATTATATATCTGTTTTTTTAGAATTTCAAATATTAAATACATCAGAAATTGTATCATTTGAAACATCACTATCAAGGTTGAGATAAATGGCAACAACAATACAATCAACAAGTTTAGACTTTCAGGCGATCAAAGATAACCTGAAAAGATTTTATCAACAAGGTGGTGAGTTCACTGATTATAATTTTGAAGCGTCTGGCCTTTCTAACATTCTTGATGTTCTTGCGTACAACACTCATTACAATGGGTTGACCGCAAACTTTGCTCTTAATGAATCATTTCTATCAACAGCACAACTTCGTTCTTCTGTTGTTGGTCTTTCTACTGCGATAGGCTACACTCCAAGGTCTAGGTCTGGCGCGTTCGCGCTTGTAGCTTTATCGTTTAATAAAGTAGGAGGCGCTTCTCAATATACAATGCCGGCAGGATTTACCTTTACTTCGACTGTTGATTCGCAGACCTATACTTTTCAAACAAGAGATTCTCTAGTAACTAACAAGGTCGGCAACCTCTATACGTTTAATTTAGACGGTGATGAAAATATTAAAATTACCGAAGGCGTTCCGAGCAGTAAAGTTTTTACTGCTGGTCCTGCTGCTGAGAATGATGTCTATATCATTCCAGACGCGAACTTAGACCTTGGTACGGTTACTGTTAAGGTTTATCCTACCGCTTCGTCGGGCGCGTTTACGACTTATACGAACATAAACGATTCGACTACGATTACTTCTTCCTCGACTATCTATGCGATTCGAGAAGCGCCTAATGGTTTCTACGAACTGACGTTTAGTAATGGTTCTTCGCTGGGTCAAACACCGGCGCCTGGTAATAAAATCGAAGTCTCTTATCTTTCTGTTAACGGTTTTGACGCGAATGGCGCTTTAACCTTTAGCCCAGACACTCAGTTTGAGGGCGAAGACTTAAGCGTTGTGACAGTCGCCAATTCTGCTTCTGGCGCTGAAAAAGAATCTATTGATTCTATTAGGCAGAATGCTCCTTTCTTATGGGGGAGTCAAAACCGTATGGTAACTGCAGCAGATTACTCTACGCTTATATTAAGAAAATACTCTTCGCTTATTGATGACATACAGTCATGGGGGGGTGAAGACAATATTCCTACCAACTATGGTAATGTTTATATTTCAATCAAATATAAAGACGGTATTCTACCGGCAGTAGAAACCCAGAATAAAAAAGAAATAACGGCGCTGGTACAAGATTTGTCTATAGCTTCATTTAATGTTGTGTTTGTAAATCCAATCGAAACCTTTATCGAAATTGAGAATACGTTTCAGTTTAATCCTAAGTTGACAACGTTGAGTAATACTGCGGCAGAAGCTGCAGCGAAGACAGCAATTAGTAATTATTTCTCTGCTAATCTTGGGGGATTTGGGCAAACGTTCAGACGTTCAAATATGCTTACTACTATTGATGAAGCAGACCCAGCAATTCTTTCTAGTAGAGCAGAAGTGGCAATGCAGCAAAGATTAACTCCTGGGAACAACATTGCAATTGCTACGGAATACTTATTACAGTTTCCTGCTGCAATTGCTGGAACTTCAAAAGACCAATACACTATCACAAGTTCTGTATTTAATTTTAATTCAACAACTTGCACTCTAAGAAATTTACTAGGGTCAAATGTAATTCAGATTGTTTCTAACGCCAACCAAGTTATTGTCAATAACGTCGGCCAATATGATGCAGGATCTGGATTAATTGTTTTAAATGGGTTTGCTCCTACTTCTATTCCAGGATCTTCTTTTATACGTGTTCTAGCTATACCTTCAAATCAGGGGTCTATCACACCATTAAGAAATAACCTTTTAACCTTTGATGATGTAAATTCATCTTCACGAGCTATCCTTACTACATCGAAATAAATAAAGAAAAAGAGAAGATAAATGACGGCGAAAGTAACAAACAGCTTAAAACAAACTCTAGGGAAGCTTCTAGAGACTAGTGTTGATAGCGATGCTACAGAATTATATTACATGGCTCTTGGAAGAAGCTTGAGTTGGGATCCTTCTGATACACCTCCTGTTATTGCCGACTCGGACGTGAATTCATTAGCGTTTCAACGAAAAGTAAGACACGGATTACAGTCATATAAAGTTGTCTCTGGTTCTAATATGATTGTCGATAGAGTTAATTGGACTAATTCAATATATTATGCATATGATGACGCAGAAACAAATCAAACAACAAACCATTATGTTGTGAACTCTGCGGGCCAGGTATTTCTTTGTCTCGAACAAGGGAAAGACGCTTCAGGGAACGCTGTGTCTTCTGATATCGAACCTTCGGCATCACTAAGATATTATCACGAAGCGGCTCGCCCAAACGGTATCGGCAATAATAATGGAAACTTTTCATTCAGAACGGCCGACACAGGAGCTGCCATAGGACAAGGTTACTTGTGGCAATACTTATACAAGCCTTCTTTAAACGACGTCAATAGATATGCTACTCTGTCTTTATATCCAGTAAAGAAAGTGGTTCCAACAGTCGGACTATTGCCTCAAGACAGTGACAATTTAGACCTACAAAACGCGTCTATTGGTGGACAAGTCTTGAGTATTATGTTAGACTCAGTTGGTTATGGATATACAGGAACTCCATCAGTGTCAATAACCGGTAATGGTTCGGGCGCGGCGTTTCTTGCTTCTGTAAGTGGCGGAGTTGTTCAGAATGTATATATGGATTCAGCTCATGGTCTAACAGCACACGGGTCTGGTTATAATTTTGCTACAGTTACTTTTACTGGCGGTAGTCCTGCCGTCCCAGCAGTTGGTCGAGCAGTACTTGGTCCTAAAAATGGCCCGACCGCAGACCCTGTTCAAACTCTGCGCGCTAACAGATTGATGGTTCAGGGCGTTTTTGAAGACGACGAGTCGGGTAGTATTCTGATCGAAAACGATTTCCGACAAGTAGCTATCATCTCTAATCCCACACAATACGGTTCTACAGTACCATATACAGGCAACACAGCTCAGGCGCTGCAGATATTAGTCTTTCAAGCGGGTGCGACTGCATTTGTTGAGGATGTTTATTTTAAACAAAACGATGCACAAGGTATTGTTGTACATTGGGACGCCGCGTCCAATCATCTTTATTTTTATCAGAACGAAGAAACCGGCTTTGGAGCTTTTGTAAATGCTGACGCTGTTACTGCTTTGACTGGTTTAAACGGAGCACCAAATACTAGTAACGGATCCGGCAGTGTTGCAAATTCAGGTCCTGCTGTCATTCAACCTAGTATAGATCGGTATTCTGGGGATATGCTATATATTCATAACCAAGTAGATGTTTCTAGAGCAATCAACCAAACAGAAGATGTTAAATTAATTATCAGTTTTTAGGATAGAAAATGCCAAACACATTTAATTCGAGCACTTTATCTGGAACGTATAAAGACGACTGGAATGATAGCGATGGGTATCATCAAATATTATTCAATAGTGGTCGTGCACTACAAGCCAGAGAATTAACTCAACTACAGACAATCATCCAAGAAGAGATTTCTAGGCACGGTAAAAATGTCTTTAAAGAAGGTTCGCGGGTTTCGGCAGGTGGTATTACTATCGATAATCAAATTCGATATGTAAAAATATCTACTGTTGGTGGCGGGACTTTCGCTGATATTCCTGTCGGTACTCTGTTCACCGGATCCACTAGTGGTTACACTGCTCGCGTTTTAGACGTTAAAGCTGCTGGTGTGGATGGCTATGCAACTGATACTTTGTATTTACGATATGTAGGAGCAAACACAGTTTCTCCTGCGGGCTCAACGGCTCTGTTTATAAACACAGAAACATTAACAGGCGGTAACTACACACTCACTGTTGGAAATGATACAGACTCTGTTGGTGTTGGCACCAAGATAACTGTTGCCGAAGGCGACTGGTTTGTTCTGGGGCACTTTGTTCATTCACCAGAACAGACATTATACCTTTCTCCATACACGCAGACAGCAAACGGCGAGATTGTTTATGAAGTCGTTGAAGACGTTGTTACCGTTAATGACACAACTTCTCTTTATGATAACACAGGCGGTTCGCCTAATTTGGCCTCTCCAGGCGCAGACCGATACCGTATTCGTTTAACGCTTAAAGACCAGATTAATGTTACTGTTGGTGCTACTCAGTGCTTTATTTGTAGTGTAGAAAACTCAACAATCACTAAACAAGCCACAACCTTAGAGAGCTACAACAAGATAAACGAGTTGCTTGCTCTCAGAACAAACGAAGAGTCTGGCGATTACATTGTTAATCCATTTAGCATACATTTTAGAGATGATGTAATAGGCGACTCGAATTTAGATCTCATTGTTTCTCCTGGAACTGCGTACATTAACGGTTACAGGGTTTCTAACAGTCATCCTGTTAGATTATCAGTACCTCGATCGACAAGAACACAATTGGTCAATAATCAAGCAATTCCTTATACAAATGGTAGCTTTATTATTTCAGACGTAAGTAGAGGCGCGCCATTTGCTTCTACAACATTAGCTACGGTTGACATTCGCGATACAATTGCTTATGGTGGTTCTACTATTGGTACCTGCCGCGTTAAAGCGATTGACAACACGCCAGACGGTCGGGTTCGGGTATATCTCTTTGATGTGCAAATGAACGCAGGTCAAAGTTTTCGTACAGCCAGATCAATCGGCAACAGCGCTACAGACTACTGGGATATAGATCTTGAAACTGATGCTGCTGTTATTAAAGAAGCTGGCCGAAACGATATGTTTATTGTCTTGCCAAGACCTCGTCCTCAAAATATCACGGACATTAATATAACAACGCAAAGACAATTTACTTCAGCGGCGGCAAGCGGCAACCAAGTAACAATTACTGGTTTAAGCGCTAATCAAAGTTTTGTCGACACTGATCGCTGGATTGTTGCTGGAGCAGACGAACAATTTAAGACAACCCCAACAATTATTTCTAACACAGGAACTTCTGTTGTTATTGGCGGTTTGACAAACGGTAAAGTCTATCAGGTTTATGCATATGTTAATGACACATCCGGTGCTGCAAGAACGAAAACTCTTGTCTCGGTAACGAACGCCGGAACATTAACCACTGATCCTGAGGGATTCAAATACTTTGACATTGGGTATACTGATGTTAAAGAAGTAACTCGTCTACGAACTACAGACTCTGACGGAGTCGATATTTCTTCTAACTTTGTTCTGGATAACGGGCAAAGAGATAACTACTATGGTCGTGGTCGAGTCATTCTGAAGAATGGAATTGCAGATCCAGGAACTGTCTTTATTCGAGTCAATCACTACTCGCACAGCGCTACAGGTAATTTTTATGATGCGACTTCATATCCTGATGAGTATGAAGACATTCCATCACATAGAAAGTCGAATGGTGAAGTTGTTCCTCTGCGTAATGTCTTAGATTTTCGGCCGGACTTTGATGGCACCACCTTCACTCAGTTTGGTGGTGATCAAGAGATCGAATTACCAAGAAGCGGCGACTTCCTCAGCGCAGACGTAAGATACTATACACCACGAGCAGATAAGCTATTGGTGACACAAGAGGGTGACTTCAAACTGTTAATGGGTGTTCAGGCTGAGAATCCTCAGTTTAAAGAAACTCCAGA